CTTGAGGTTTAGGTATTTCTATAAGGTCCCACCTATTTCTTAAGACATTAAAAGACCAAGCTCTATATACTCCATTTGTCTCAAAACAAACCAATATACTCTGCTTTGCAGAATCATATAACAATCTAGGTGTATATGAGTGTACAATATCTTGCCACGGATAAGCCTCAGTTAAATTTAAAGAGCTTCTAAGTATAGGGTCTCCTATAGGTTGGACCATATTTCCATCGTGTTTATAAATATTATTTCTATCAGCAAAGAACATACCAAGATCTGTTACAACAACAGCTTGTTCACCTAAGCAACCAATACCTTCATATGAATCTTCTATAGACATGCTTTGGAATCCAATCTTATGCATATTAGCCTTATCCCAAGCAAATATTCTTCCAGCAAAATACTTTAAAGTGGTAGGTACATTAGGCAGCGTAACATAATCTTCAGACCAGTCAAATATACTCCATGTCCCAGGTTTAGACTTTACTACAAAATGATCACCATTGGTTAATTCAGGGTGTGTACAGTTTCCAACTATTAAGCAATTATTGCCAGTAGTTGACACTTCATAATTTAAAGAGGTATCTCTCAATACTTCAGAAACACCTGTTATAGATTCATAAGTAGCTCCTAGATGAGCATTATCAACAAATGTTCCAGAATATATATCGCTAGATTCATCATATATCCATGAAGAGTCCAACTTCATTTCCTTAACTAGTCTGTAAAACTCATCTGCAGAGTTTTTTCTATATATAAGTATATGAGATGCTCTTATAGGAGGTTTTTTGATAAACACAGTTCCAATGAGTGTATCTCTATCTGAAGATGGAGTTTTTGAGAAGTAAAATAAGTTTAATGGACTCTCTTGAAATCCATCATACAAAACAGACATTTTGTAAAAATACTCTTGACCTTGTAAAAAATTAGAACCTGAAGCACCTTCTGAGAATATTATTCCATAATCAGCTGGACTTCCATCATTAGTGTCATAAGCTGTATCTTCTGTTATAGTTCCACCTGCTGTTGCACCTGTGAATTTAACTACTCCGTTTTCATATAAACCTGCAGAAGTAGAGGTAAATAAGGTTAAAAGACCTCCATTAAAAGACTCATGAAAGTTAGACGCAGAGGTGGTAGCTAATGTACTTTTATATGTGTATGGTTGGACAAAAGCAGTATTCTTTAAGGGAATAGTTTCAGATATTTTAGATTGGTCCAACATATTTGAAGTATCATAAAATTGTAAATGGGTTTTTGTAGTGTCAGTCCCAACCCTTGATAATACAAAAGTATCTTTATTTGTTGGTCCTAATAATCTAGAATGATCAACTACTTCCCCTACTCCATTTAATTTTGAAGCAGTTTCATTATCAGCATTTGTGTTTCCAGAACTCCCTAATCTTTTAATCCCTAAGAATTTATCTGCATTAAACACACAACAAGGTATATCTTTTGTACTTCCTAAACTATCAGCATACTTAAAGCCTTCACCATTAGTTGAATTAATTCCATTATAAACAGCTAAGCCAACTGCATCAGAAGATGTTGTTATCATCGCAACTTCATCATAAGATTCAAATTCAGGTGCATACCTAACAATAAACCTAAATTTTTCACCCCAATTCATAGTACCTGTATCATAATGGTGGAACCTTAATTGTCCAGGACTCTTACACAACTTTCCTTTAACATATGCTATTATACCAACTCTATATTGTGTAGCTGAATATGAGCTTCCTAAACTATTTTTATCTACAACCCCTAAATCCACAAGACCATACTGTTTAGGTCTAATTTCTAAACCTGGATCATCTTTCCATCCAACCCACCTTCCAGGTAAAATATTATCCCAATGAGCAGAACCTGGGCTGTCATTATTAAAATAAGTCGTATGGGTAGGCTCTATTTTAGACCAATCTTCGGACATAGAATCTTGAGCTGTTGCATCACCATTTAATTCATCAGATATATAACTTATATCTCCGTCATTATCTGTGCCTCCAGCAGGACTTGAATTGTATTCAAATCTCCAAAGCTGTCTAGAGTGTACACCAGAATTAGAAATGTATCTTTCTCTGTCTCTCCATTTATACATAACTCTATCTTCGTAAAAATCACCCTTGCTGCTTCTAAATAATTTCTTTGTACAAGGAGTGTGGCAAGACAATGTTACGCTGTTTGATGTCGATGGAGACCCAGGTATTTGAAATGAATATATCCACCTTTCGTTATAGCTGTAACTTCCAGCACCTTGACCATAAAGAACCCACACTCTATTACCATCAGCAGTCTCTAATACGTCTATAATAGTTGAACCTGCAGCTTTTGTTTCATCAACTTCTGCAGAACCATTATGAGTCTTTGTTGTATTAAACGCTAATTCATAGTGTTCGATTGCACTTATTGTTCCAGTCCCAGTATCTACTGTACATCTATATAAAACATCGTCTGTTCTAGACGCTATCCAAAAAGATTCTGCCTGTTTACTTTCTGCTATTACTCCTGGGTCACAAGGTAATACGTCCCCTCTTGAACCTTCACCTTCTGTTGATCCGTCTGTTCCAGAGTAGTTTGCAATATATAAATATCTAGAGCCCTTTGCGAATCCATATATATAGTTAGAATAAACCCCACCTGTTGTGGTCCTTACCCTTATAATCTTTGCAAATCTAGCTGATTTACCTTCACTATCTATTGGATAGCATTCAGCTTCTTCTAGCCTATAACCTTCATTTGGTTGACCTAATTGATCTTTTGGCTGACCAAACCATAGCGCTTTATTACCTTCTTGAGCTCCACATCCTATATATGTGCTACTTCTTGAGCTTTGTAAAGATAAACGTTCAGGAGCACTAGCTATACCCCAATGAACAGTTTGTGAATTACCCGTCTCACCTGTTCCACCTTCACTAAACTCATCTTCATAACCCTCTACTATACCTTTAGAGCCATAAAAATCTTCAATGTATTTTATTCTAGCGTTATCTGCCCTATCATAGTAGACTAGGTGATCTTTACCTTTCGATGTTATCCATGAGAATTCATTAGCATTAACAGCCATATAATTAGATAAATCTGCTATATATGAGTCTTGATATACTGAGCCTGGGTATTCAGTTTCAACATTAGAGTATGTAAAGTATCCGTCTGGAAATCCAGAGGTTACAGATACCGTTACTTTAAACTCCTTATCTCCAGGAGCTTGAAAACGTATACCTCTTACATCAACTATTACAGAGGTGTCATCAGATGGATCTCCTCCAGCTTCTCCTAATGATATATTCCCTAGAACTCCAGCCCAATCTGTTTTTGTTGTTAAGACTAGAGATGCTGGGGTAACTGTTCCAAATGAAATAGTCTCATCTACAAATTCATCGTAAACAAGACTCCAACTGGCATCATTACCAGTTGTAAAAGCTATAGCAGATGTTGATTTTGTAGTACCATCATATACTATTGTTATAGTTACACTGCCTGAAGACCAAGCTCCATCAACCCTCATTTCTGAAGACATTATACCACCTGGTGGAAGCTGCCTTACATCTTCTTTAACGCCTTTTAGTTTTCCTTGCTCACTAACAGGGTCAAGATTTAAAGAGTGTGTTGCAGCTTCTTCTGGAATGTCTGTAGATGAAGGGGATAATATTGTCCCCGACATAAATTGCTTTAGCTCTTTGGCCTGTTTAGGCATCGTCATACTCCCTTATGTCTATCTTGTACCTTTTACTTAAACCCATTTCATCTATAATCTTATGACAAGCTTTTGTACTCTCAATACAATAATCCCTATAGCTCATCTTTAGACCCTTTTGGGTTCTACTCCTGTACATTTGCTTTACGTTGCAAATCTCAGGGCGATCTTCATAAATATCGCATTGGTTTTCACCGTTTAAATATACACAGCTTCCATCTTCTTTGGAAGGCATTAATCCAGTTTTTCCAGCCATCATACAACATGCTCCACAAGATGAGCATTTAAATTCTATATTATCTTGCTTCCCCAGACCGCTACACCTTCTCTTATTTCGACTACATTTACATGGGATTTACCATTTATAAAGTCAATTACAGCGAATGCATGTTTCCAATTTATCGGTCTTCCTTTACAAAATAGATTCTTCTCATGTGACATGTCTTTTAAACATCCTATGCTATAAGCTGTTATTGGACCGTCTTTACTTTTGTCAGTCCATACTTGTATGTCGTGAAAATGACCATACATTATATTAGCCTTATACTGCTTACAGTGATTAGAAGCATGGTGCATTCCTCCATAATTATGCCCATGATAGAAATTCATATCTTCAATTTCTAGGAGTTTTCCAGCCTCATGGTAAGTATAACCCCTTTCTTTCATTTTAAGTGCGCTTACGGTACCATATTGAGGTAAATAAGGGTATTCCTCAACAAAGTAATCCATCCAAAGCTCGTGATTACCTTGACAAAAATGTTTTTCCTTTACATTAGCTTTATCAAGGGATTCATCTATTTGGTCCATTCCTTTGTTAACAATATCAACTTCTGTAATTATTTCTGGGAGATAATATTCTAGTCTAGGTTTTCCAGTCCGTTTCCATTTCCATGCAGAATATGCATTCCAGTCTCCAGTATCTCCCAGATCTATGTATCCATCAGGCTTGATTAGCTCAATAGCTCTACATAATGTTTTTATTGCTTTCTTGTCATGGTCGGGGAAATGCTTGTCTGGAGTAACTATAAATCTTCTATTCATTAAGTAGGCTCCTTTGTATCTGGAAAATCTTCCCAATCCAATGGATTAGTCCAGACATCTGTTGCTTTTTGTAAGTATTTTTCTGTTGTTTTTTCCGTGTATCTTAAATAATGCGTCATACATTCTGTACACTGCCAGAGCAATACACCATTTTTAGCTCCTAGTATAAATACTCCAGCAATGAGATCAGAATGGCACACAGTGCATTCAGAAGGCTTTTTTCTGTGAAACTTACTATTTACTAATTGTAAATGATCGCACAGATGAGGACTTCTATTCCCTTGCACTATATCATCTAAAGAAACTAAACCAATAGGCTCTTTACTTAAGTATTGCTTTTTTGAGGACTTCTTCAACGCTGTCCCAGATCGCATTAAGGATTTTTTCTTCAGTCTTTTCACTAATAATAGGAACATTAATGTTTTCATTTAACTCCTTTATCACCTTAGCTTTAGTCTCATCGTTAAAAAGATAGCTTACTATCATGTTTCTTAGGTCCATCTGATTTCTCCTTTATTCTTCTTTTTCAATCATTCTCATGAATTTGTGTTTTAGTCCATTACCAGACAAAGATGCGATAATTTCAACTAATGCCTTATAGCTTCTATTTAAAGCTCTTTGCTCTATTTGTATCTTCTTTTGTTGGTCTATAAGTTTTACAACTATAGCCTCTAACCTTTTGAAGTCTTGGTCTAACTCTACCATTAATGTATCTGTTATAAATCTATTTTGTTTCCATATAAAGAATCCGAACGCTATTGTCATCGCTACTGGTATTCCAAACTTTTCTATAACTTCAAAAATATCCATACTACCTCCTTGTTACACCATATTAACGTAACATACTACTATTGTCCATGTGCCGTGAAACGTTTTTCCAGTAACACCTGAAGTTTGATTAAAAACAGGCAAAATAATATCACCTGCGTCAAAAGTTGCATTATCTAAAGCACTATCTGTAGGTGACTCAAGATCCCAAGTCTTTATCTGTTGATAAATCATAGTTTGAGCTATTCCTTCAAATATCTCTGAACCACTAGTTGCATCTGCATCATCATATTTCCATATACTTGGTTGAATTACTGGGTAACTTGCTATAGAGGCATATGAATTTTGGTAATAATTGATGATTACTTTTTTTATGAATCCATTGTAAGGGGCTAAAAAACCACCCCATGCTTCGTTTTGCGGAATGCTAGACATACCAGTATCTAACTCAGTCCATCTACCTGCATTATTAGTAAGAGTATCACCTTCTGGGTAGTAATAGTAAGCACTACCACCTGATCTTACTTGACTTTGAAATCTTAAGGTACTATAAACATATCGTTTGGCAAATGAGTCGAAATTACCACTATGTATCATTTCCTTCCATGTTGCCATTTATAACTCTCTGTTTAATAAGAAAGAATGTAACTTTTTAAGTTTATTAATAGTTAACGCTGCCTGTTCTACATCAGGACCAGAAATTCTAGAATCATTAACTAATCTTAAAATAAACTCTGTATCTGCTATAGTCCATTTAGGTTCTATATTGCGTTCATCAGTCTTAATTATTCCCACTAAGCTGTCCTTATGTATAGTTTTTGATCATCAGTATCCAACCAGAAAGAACCTTTACCTCCAGCGTAATCAGTACCACCAGGTATAGATGTGCTAAAGTGCATTACTGCAATAGGAAGGTCTATATGGTTTGATGTGTGCATATTTGAAACGGTCCAACCAGTTAAACCATCTCCAGTATCAGTACCATCTGTATTTCCAGCACCTTTATCTTTAGACCATTTTAGTTCAGGAAAATCAGCTTCTGTTGCACTTGATTCAATTTGTATTCCAGCTCCATTTGCAGTAGTAGCAGTAGGAGTTGTAACATTTGCTAGTTTAATTAATACATCTTCAACCTCTAATGTTGTTGTATTTAGAGTTGTTGAAGTACCTGATACAATTAAATCTCCAGTTACCGTTAAATCTCCAGCCATTGTTACTGTAACATCTGTAGCATCACCGATAGTAACGTTCTCAGTTATTTGAGGTAACCTTGCGGTTAAGTTTGTTACATTTACATCTATATCAGTATCAGTCACACTAGATGCTATAGTTATGCCTGCTGCTGAATTTGTTACTGAGATACCAGTTCCTGCTGTTATTGTAGCTGGTGTATAGTAACTGTTACCATTATCATATATTAGTAATTGTCCGTCAGCACTTCCTGCAGCGCTAACATCGGACAAGATATTTGTTGTGTCTTGCTCTGTTACGAGCTGTTTCCATGTTGCCATTCTATACTCCTAAGTAAAGTTTTCCGTTTACGTTTTTTATGTGACCTCTAATTGGTGTTCCTGAGGATGAATTTTCAAACATCTTGAATGCACCATTAGAGTATACTGTGAATTTATCTTGAGCATAATTCTTTAAATTGAACATGCTCTCACCATCTGAAAGAGAAAAAGTAACCTCACTTAAATTAGCTATTGTGGTTACTTCAGTGTCGGTTTGTGTACCAACATCAGTTCTATATAGCGGTACTGAATCTGTTCCACTATTTGCTGTGGTAAAAACTATCTTATGATAAACGTCCTTTATCTTGTTGGGATAGCTTAATGATTGTGCCATATTTATACCTCATTATGTCCAGTTATGTAAATTAGTATCATCTTGAGACCAGTTAGAAACCATAGGTGTAGAACTGGCTACATATATAGGTCTAAAGCTCTCTATTATCCTATCAAAGTAATCCTCAGACAAATTAAAATATCCCCTATAAATATCTGTTTGAGGGTTGAATGCCTTTTTAGTTATAAAGGCGGCAGCGCGTTTAGCATCATTAGTGAAGGAGGAGGTTTCACTAAGAGAGCCTTTGCTCCATGATGATAATTTCGTAGCATCGCTAACCCAAGTTAACCCGCTAATAGAACTTTTACTGGTTACTCCAGCCTTAGAGTCTGCATTGAAATTATCCCCGCCTTTAATATCTTTAGTAAAAGCCATTAATCTTCAGTAGGATCAGCTGGTTTAGCAGTACACTTATGGTCAGTGCCTTTTTCTGCGTTGAATCCATCCATTAACCTAACTTCGTCCTTGTATGAATAATATTCAGCTGAACCATCTTCAACAGCTGCCGCTGCATTCTTGTCTGATAATACAGCGTGATCCCACCATGTGTTATCATTAGTAACGTCATGAGTAGGCCAATATTTTTCACTTGGAACTTTTTTCATTTTTACTATTCTCACTTTTTTAGCTCCTTATTTATCTTTATTATCATGTAAACTAATGTAGCAAGAGCACCTAATACACTAAATAAAGGTCCAGCTATTTCTAGGAACCCTATTACAGAGCCTGTTGTGCCTATTGCTACTGTTCTCAAAGTATCTTCCATGTTTCTCCTTAAAAATCATAAGGCGTTATAGCGCCGTCTCGTTGATAACCTGCTCTAGCATATTTCTTTGCATTTCTAACAACTTGAAAGTATTCTTTATCAAAGAAGTTAGCTAAAGCTTGGTCAAAGTTCATTCTTGTTTTATAACCCATTGCTATAACCCTATATACAAGCGCCTCATGAAACTGAACAGGTATCTCATCAAGTGGACCAACTGTAGTACTTGTTAGGTCTCCAGCAGTAGCAGAACTATCAGCAGGAAATGAATCTGCGATAGATACTGTATGTATTCTCATTTTCTTAGCGCCAGTAGATATTGTACTATAACTAGCACTTACACCGTCAACTGTTCTTTCAGAAGCTGGTGTCTCAACTAAAGCTAATTGATTTTGATGTAGATACCAATAGTATTTTTTAGTAGCTGTAGCCATTATGAATAATCCTCATCTTCTAATGCTAGAGAACCTACTAATCTAGGTATCTTAACATTATCTAGGTACACATCTTTAACAACTTGTATTTTATCTGTTAAGGTATAGTAACGTTGATTTGCTACTGTATTTTGTGTGTAAGATTTTTTAACTAATTCTGTTTCTGCACAAAAGTGATCAATAGCTCTATTTAAAGCTCT